GATCTGTCATTTTTCCTGCTCTCTTAAGTATACTGCCTTTACCTTCTCGCATAATTCCAGTCCAATTAATAACTCCTGCTATAGCTGCCTGTATTCTTGTCATTAATTTTTGGAAGTCATCTCCTGCTCTATCCATATCCTCTCCAAATTTTTTTAGTGCATCTACTCCTTTTTGACCAACTATATCTGTCATATCTTTCATAGCTTCTTCAAAAGCAGCCGCCTCACCTTCGTACTCTTTTATTAATGCTATCTCTTTCGCTCTGAATGAGTTTGCATTACCTGTAGCTGTTATTAAAGCATCTACATCCTTAGTGTATGGACCCATTGCTTGACCCAATTCTTTAGTTGCGTTTATTGCTCCACCTATTGCAGAAACAGCAGCAGTCGCACCAAGACCTCCTGCGAATCCTCCCATTTGACCGCCGTATTTAGCACCTAAACCACCACCTAAAGCACCTGCGGCTGCTGTGACTGGTCCTTGTCCAAATAACAAAGGAAATGCACCACTGATTGCCGCACTTTGCCAAACTTGTCCTCGTCTATAATCCTTTATTGCACCTAATCCTGGTCTTTTACTCTTACCGTAATTAACTCCCCCTGGTCCTACAAAATTAGTTTTTGCCATATTATTCCTCTTTCTATTTTCAGCAGTCATCTCTTTTTCCAACTCCAACATTCGCTTCATTCGCCTCAATTTCCTGGCTTCTAAACTCCCTATCTTATTTAAGTTTTGTATTCCCCTAGCATCAGCATTTAACATAGATGAGCTAGGTAATCCATAAGTACCTCCACCAGGCCCAACCTTTTTCCCTCTATTTAAACTTGTTATTCTTGTACCTATAGAACCAGCAGAGTCACCGAGTTTTCTAAGCTTTATAGCTATGTTTAATTCTTTCTGTCTTGCTACATTTAAAGCGTTTTGTCTAGCTAGTTTATCCTCTACCTTTCTAACTTCAAGACCTAATCTATCAACTATAACTTTACCTTTAGTCCATTCTTTATTAGTCTGTGCTTCTGTTAATTGCGCTAGAGAATAATAATCTTTTTGATTCTTTATTCTCAAATTAGACATATATTTACCTTTGTCTTCTAACCGTACAATCCTTGTATTTACTTTTTGCCTCTTAGACGCAAGAAGTAGTCTCTGCTTCTCATCAGTTATAAGATGCTTACCTATCTTCTCCCCTTCTTTATCTATCTTATTTTTCTTCTTGCTGCTAAGTACACCTTCCTTACCTATTCTTTTTACATCCTGATTTATCTTATCTACCTGCTGACTTACAGCTTTATGATTCAGTTCTATGTTTACTGAATATGTTGCCCCTGCCACAGCTATACCCAATAAATAAAATTAGTTTAGCGCATACCCTTTGTTCTAGCTTTAACTTGAGCGTCTTTGTACGCTTTCTCTTCTTCTTCGGCTTTAAGAGAGAAATATGCGCTCCATCCGAGTAATTCTTGGAGCGACATTCTTTCCCTGATTTCTTTCAAGGTGTAACCGAGCTTTTCCGCTATAAAAAATTGCAGGTTTAAGAAATTATTCTTCTGTAGTTCCGCTTTTTACGGCATCTGGGTCAACCTCATCCCCCGTTGATTGCATCTTTGTCATTATGTCTAGTAGTACACCTAAAGGTACTTCCCTTCTTAATCCTGGTCTATCTGCATCTGTAAAAAGTCTATTACCAGCAGAATCTTGGGCTTTAGTGATGATTATTTGAAGAGCGAAGTCCAAACTACCTTCATCATCGCCCTTACCCATTGCCTTTAATGTACTGTTTATTGTGTCTCTATCTGCAATCGTGATGGGTGTCCAAAAAATGTCTAGTATCAGTTCATCCCCCTTATAAATGGAGTATTTACTGCGATCTTCGACACTAAAAGCCTTTTTTAGTTTGTCTAACGCTGTTTTAGTTGCCATAAAAATCTAATCTACTTCTGTAGTATAGCTCAAATTACATAGCTGTAGGACGGTACTTAACACCCAACCCTATAGATGCTGGTCTAGCTTTTCTAAATTCCCCTTTGCTCGTATAAAAACCAGCTTTTTTAAATCCTTTATCTATATCTTTCAATAAGAATTTACCTCTACCATGCTGCAAGTAAATCCAGAACCAATCAGGTGAGGGAGGTCTTGGAGTTATTTGGTTTACGTTTCTAGCATGTTCTCCATATTCAATATCATTACCCTCTAAATCTGGCATTGTTGCACCCTTCTTATTTACTACAAAACCTGCGTAATTCATCATATTTCCTATGTAGATAGACCTTCCTAACTGGGTTAGGTGGCCCAATCTAGTTGGAGCTTTTCTAGGTGTGGAAGGAGGATAAGGGTAATTTTGGCCTAAGTTTCCAGGGGCTAGTGTACTTCCACCTCCACCTAAAACCCTTTTAAGGGATGGAGCTATAGGTTGATCGTCTATTTCCCAAGCTGTATTGAACGATCCAGTCCACCAGGGACTTACATATTGGAGAGAGTAGTGAATTTCTGAAGCAGCAGTTGATATAGCTTCTTCTAAATCTATTTTTAAATCCTGCGCTAGGAACCTAATATCTCTAGCCATTTGCGGTAAATGTGCAGCTAACTACACCTATGTAATGGGTTTCCTTATCATCTTTTCTGACGGAAGTTGGACCTGCAATTTCTCTTACTTTTGGACTGACTTTATGTGTATCTACATAGGTTGATTTATTTACGTTAGTTAGACCTGTTATCAGTGATTCTGCTATTGCCGATGTCCTAGAAGAACCTTGATCAAATGGTACATAAATACCACAAGTGACTGTTGCTTCGTAATAAGTTACGGCATCACCTTGAGGCTGCATTGTTGCTTGTTCAAAGTCAATACTCACCATTAAAAACTCTTGGTTTGGGGCGGTATCATCTAAAGGAACATTGTCGTACAGGATGTTTAATCTTCGGTGATCATTAAGAACAGCATCCTCTATAGCGTCTTCGATAGCAGCCCTAGCTTTTACAAGAGTCATTAGAACATCACCTCAATAATGTAAAGGTAGTTTTGACCACCTCCATAAGTCACTATATTTTCTATTTTTGTCGTCACTTCTGCTCCTTCAAAAGTCATAAGAATCTCGTCAGATACTTTGGGCTGACTGTTACCTATGATTGATGGATCTATGTAGATAGTGGCTTTATTTACCTGTCTACCACTTTGTAAAGTTGATTCAATTACTTCTATTGGTGCTGTTATATCCGTGTAAGTAGTGAAAGACGCTTTAATTGCACCTGTATTTCTATTGTATGTTCCTACATTTTTTACTTTGTAAGTTATTTTTGTGTCTAGGGCAGAACCTAAGTCTGCCACTATGCTTTTAGCTGCTGATCTTAAAAGAGTGTCTAGTGATCCTGCCATAATTAACCTCTAACTACTCTGACTTGGTAGCTACCTGAACCACCAAGACAGTATGCACCAAGATAGGACTGAAGCCAGGGATAAACATCAAATACGTTATTAATCGTTCCAACGCCTTGACTGTCGGTGTTGTATTTGACTTCTATTCCTCCCATCTTTACTTCTTCATAAGTTCCATCAGTGCCTTTATTTCCTGTAATAGCGTCCGTCTCATTTGCCAACGCTCTTGCAAGTTCATATTGGGCATACTTGATGCTGTTGGGAATGGCTGTGCAGACAAGCTCAACATCATCGACTGTGTAATTATTTCGGGGCCACTTAAGGGCTTGGTCTTCATCACATCTGTCGCCTAAATAGTTCAGGCTATCTATCCACCTACAAGCAGAAATTAAAGCTCTATTCTTTTGATCGTCTGTCTTGTTTGTCCAGGTTGAAGAGTCTGGAACAGTTTCAAAATAGCTATTAGCGTCCGCTAAAGTAACGTAGCTATTAGAAGACGCTCCCTTAAGCGTGGCAGAGATTGTTGCAGCCACAATAAAATTAATACATTTCTTCTTTATTGTAGCGTCATAAAAAACCCCCACCAAATAAATGATGAGGGTTCATTCCATTCCCTAGTGATTTAATTATAAATCAAGAGATAGTTGTTGTATCCAATGGTGTATTAACTGTGATTTGAACAGCAGGGATCAAATCAACATTATAAGTA